AGTCCTGATAATTCTCCTGGATGATCGTTCAAATACAAACTGCCAGTCATTGTATCGCCTTGTCTGCGAACAACACTAGTTCTTGGCATTGCAGTATCACTTAAGAAGTTTCCGCTCAATGTAGTATTAAGTGATGCATCGGTAATTGTGTGTACATCGTCTGCAGCAATAGTACCGGAAGGAAGAACTCTAAATGCTGAAGCATCTGCATCTACATCTGTTGTAGCATAATCTTTATTTGCTTCAGTGTAAAGCCAAAGCCTTGTTGGACTTACTACCCTAATATAATAAGTTGTATTTGATGTAAGATTAGTAGGATCAGTATCTTCAGCACTGAATTTAATAGCAGTACCATTAGATCCACTTTCAAGTCCATGGCCACCAGATTGTAAACTTTGATCTACTTTATAATAGTTTGATATTTCAATAGCGCCATCTACATATCTGTTTATAGTCCAAGCGTAGTGTAATCGGCCAGCAGGTTCTTCTGCTACTCTTAGCGGAAGTCCTGATGTAATATATCTTTGATCTGCATAGCCTTTAGTAATTACAAGATCGTCAATTGTTATTCCACTTAAACTATCATGTGTAGTATTAAGACGTTCAGCTTCTGCTGTACTAATACCAACATTAGCAATACCGAAACCTCCTGCATCTAAAGGTCCACCTAGTGTAGGACTTAGGTCGTCGGATACTTGAGTAAATGCACTTGAAATTACAAGTTTTCCTGGAGAATCAAAACTAAATGTAATAGTATCTTGGGCGCCGCCGCCTAATGCGCTATTACTTGCAAGTTCAACTAGTTGTATTAGTGTACCAGCATCATTAACTAATGGAATAGTATTGGGTGTAAGTTCATCTGGTGTGTCACTTAGTGTTGTGAATGTAATTTGTCCACCAACACCAAACACTGCATATAGTTCGGAAAAGTTTTCGTTAGTTTTACGAAACGATTCTCTAATACTATCGCCGGTGCCGTCATTACCCTCTACACCAATATTAATATCTTGTTTTGCCATTTATTGCTCCAATTATGCTCTTTCTGCTAATTTATCAAAGTCAAAATTAACACTTACACCACATCCACAGCTACTCTGTGCATTAGGATTTTGTATATCAAACATTGCACCCATTATGTCTTTTTTATAGTCTATTACTGTGCCTATTAAAAACATAATACTATGCGATCCTATTGCTAACTTACCTTCACCTGCATCAATGATTTCGTCATTTTCTTCTAGTTCCAGTTGATTATCAACAGTGTTCCATTGATATTCAAACCCTGCGCAGCCGCCACCTTTGAGGTTTAAAGTTACTGCGAAGCAGTTTCTTTCCCTGCAAATTAGACTGATCTGATCTTGTGCTGCTTCAGTTAGTGTGCAAATTTCCATCTTTAACCTCTTGTTATAACTATTTATCGTATTGTTTTATAATCTTAATGTAAATATAGTTATGTTCATAAAGGAATACACCCTTAAAAAGAGATACGAGCGTCCTAGTAAACTAGGAAAAACGCATACTTATTACAGAAATGTAACTATGGTTATATTGAGATGTGATAGTTGTAGCAAAGAATTTGAAAGATCTAGAGGATCAATGGATCCTAATCGTATAAACAATAATTATTTTCATGTGTGCGGGTCTTGTGATTCTAAACGATTTGCACAAAAAATGGGCATAACCCGTAAACAAATATGGGATATGCCCGCTAGTAGTAATTTAGATATTAGTAAACTTTAGTCTTCTCTTTTGTAGATAGTCCAAGCACCATATGCAATAGCACCGTATGCTACTAAACTTGCAATTGGTTTAAAAATTAAAAATGCAATACCTGCACCAATTAATACTGCTCCATCAAGTGTAGTTCTTTCACTTAAACGAGCATTTATCCATTTTTTAATCATTGTTGTCTCCTCTTAACACAATTATTCCGCAAGCAAGTCTATCACCTGCGTTACCTGTTTTTAAACTTTCTTCGTCGCCGCCCTTACCGAGATCGTCTGTATCACTGTGTATAACAAATGCTCTACCTACAATGCTACGATCACCAACTAAATCAATTCGATCTGCTTTAATTGTAAATTTTGCAATACCATTTTCGTCTGCGGTAATGTTTCCTAAATCGCCAACATGACCGTTTTCTAAATCACCGTGATCAACACCGTCTGGATTATAATGTCCACCTGCTGATTCACATCCTTGACTTAAATCACCGTATTCGTGTACATGAAACCCATGCTCACCTGGGTTTAGTCCTGAGATAGTACCTTTTATAAGTGTAACTCCGCCACTAGTGGCTTGCATACATAGTATATTGCCTTTAACAGTGTCTGAGTGTTCTAGTACACATTGAGCAATTATTGTATCACCTTGAGCTTCTGATATAGCAATGCTTTCGCACTGACATTTTTTAGCACGAGTTCGTGGACAAGATTGAAGCTCGTTAAATCTCATTAGTACTTTAATCCGTCTTTAGTAACATTAGACTTAGTTTTCCTAATTTTAACTTGCTCAGGAAATTTTTCTTCTTTTTTTACAGGAATATATGTAACTGGCCCTGTGTCAATTCTTATACCTCTAATTTTATCCAGCGATAAGTTCTGTTTTATCCCTTTTGTTCTCATAACGATCTCCTATAGCGTATTTATACAATTTAATGCTTGCTAAGTTTTTACATTTAGACTCGACCATGATATCTGCATAGTTTAAGAACTGTAATGCCCAATCGTTAACTGCTGTATTCCACATAAAGTCTGAATGTGCTCTTAGTTTCTGTTTCTTGTAACCTGTTTCTAATAGCACAGACATATCGGGTTTAACATCTGTAGGAAAATCTACAAGACAATCTTCCCTCGATACTGAATAGTGAATAACAGGACGCACACCACGCCAACTATCTACTATGCGAGCAAATCTATCGTCGGTGGGTTGAATGTATTCTCCACTATTGACCCAGTGATGGTGTATGTCAAGTACGAGTGCGACATGTTTTTCAAGTTCGAGGCTTGCGTCGATACCCCATGACATTTCGTCGTTTTCAATAGTAAGTGTGTTTCGTGCTTCTGGAGACAATCGTTGAAGTGCGTTGATGATACCGGCTGGACCTTGTCTACCGGAGATGTGGACATTACACTTGAAGTCTTGCCAATTCTTGCCGTAACCCATCCACCTAATGACGTCCACATGATATTCAAACTCCTCTATGCTTCTATTTACTATATCAGGGTTGTCAGATGCAAGCACAGTAAACTGACCAGGATGCATAGACAGCCGTACATCCAACTGCCTTGCAAGCTCGCCGACCCTTGCGAAATGCTTTTCACAATATGCGACCACAGCAGGTAGTTTCCAATAGTAGCACCAGTCAGACTGAGTGTATACAGGAAGGACATCACTGCCCAGTCGAACCATTCGTAATTCATGCGGTAAACTCCCTACATATTCAATCAAGTTGTAGTACGATTGAATGTTATGTACCATAATATCCCATAGTCGCTGTTCAGCAACATCGCGGGTTTGTCTATTAAGCCAAGCAACAGTTGTGCTACGAGTGTTTAATGGTCGTTGAATTTCTTCTAGTAGTTTCTTTTTTTGTGTTTGATCTGGATGCATATATTTGCATGCAAAACCTATACGCCTTTGTGTTTGTTTCATAAAATCTTCACATGTTGTAAACTTTAAATCCATAATAACTTCTTTATTTCCATTTGTCAACAATAAATGGATCCTTACACTTATGTGGATTAGGATCTCCGTGAAATGCAACAATACAACAATCGTCGGGTGCTTTTACATCTTCAATAGTTATAAATTCTCTATTGCCTCTGGTCATACCTGGTTTGAATCTTTTATCTTTTCTTATTTCCCATTTCCAACTTTGTATCCATTGATCTGGAAAATATTTTGCTTTACCTTGTGTTTCTTCCCAAAGATAGTCTTGGTCACCAAAGTGTCTTCTCATAATATGCAGGTGTTGCTTTTTAAATTTTTGCCATACATAATCAAGTTGACCTTTTTCAAAACGGACAACGCTTGAATTATATTTTTCCCAATTAGGTCGCATGGCTCTTGTAAAATCTCTAATTACACAATATTCACCTGGATAAAAATCAAACAGTCTATCTAAAGTGTTTGTTACAACAAGGTCTAAATCTAAATATAAAATAGTGCCGTTAATTGGAATTTCTGCAGAATAGATATATGGTTTATACCACCAACCGCTAACAGCTAGAGCAGGAGGAAGT